CGAGATTGTAGATAATAACGGAACACCTAGATATAATGATAAAGGTGATCTGTTATCTGTCGATGAGATGGTTACAGAATTTTTAACTGTTAACCCACACTTTGTGCGCGCCTCAGGTGGCGGTGCAGGAAGCATGGGTAATACAGGTGGCTCTACTCCGAAGCCTCAATCGGTGGATTGGATGGTCGAGAATTGGAATAGCGGGGGCAAAGAAGCCTATGCCGCTATGAAGAGGAAAGGCTAAATTATTTTTTCTTTCTATTTATTGAGGTTTTAAAATGGCTAATACAACTACAACTACACTAAACGACCTGTTTACTAATATCATTGCTCAGGCTCGTTTCACTGCTGAAGAGCAATCCCTAATGCTAGGTCTTGTAACTCAGTACAACATTGGCAACGAAGCAGGCACAACTATTCAAGTGCCTAAGTACCCTGCAATCGCGGCAGGTGATCTAACAGAAGGTACTGACATGACTGGTACTGCTGTTAGCACTTCATCTGTATCAGTAGCAGTTGGCGAAGTAGGCGCACAGGTTGTTCTTACTGATCTAGCGGCTATGGGCGCAGGCAACCCTGCTGATGAGCTTGGTACTGTTCTTGGTAACGCTATCGCTACCAAGATTGACAAAGACTTGATTGCTTTGTTTTCTGGCTTCTCTGGTGCTTTAGGCTCGGCAGGTGCTGAGCTTACTGTTGCTGATCTATTCAAAGCGGCGGCTACTCTACGAGCTAACAAAGTAACTGGCTCTATGGCGGCTGTTGTGCATCCGTTCCAAGCGTATCAGTTGAAAGCTAACCTAACTAACACCTTTGCTAACCCAAATGGCGGTGACTTACAGAACGAAGCTATGCGTAGCGGTTATGTTGGTACTATCGCAGGCATTGATGTTTATGAGTCGGCTAATGTTGCTATTGATAGTGAAGCTGATGCTGTTGCGGCTGTATTTGCCCCAGAAGCACTTGCTATTGCTATCAAGCGTGACTTCAACCTAGAAGTACAACGTGATGCTTCACTACGTGCTAACGAGCTTAACGCTACTGCTGTATATGGTGTTGGTGAGTTAGACGACAGCTTTGGTGTTAAAATCACTGCTGACGCGGCACTTTAAGTTGAATGCCCCTGCTTACGTGGGGGCTATTCTTTTTTCTGAGGTTAATATGGCGATTACATATAGAGGCGAAAGGTTCAGTGGCTATAATAAGCCCAAAAGAACATCTGGTCATTCGACTAAGTCTCACGCCGTATTAGCTAAAGAAGGAGATAAGATTAAGCTGATTAGATTCGGACAGCAGGGTGCAGATAACAAGCCACCTAGAAAGAATGAATCAGCGGCAGATAAAGCAAAGCGGGCTTCATTTAAAGCGCGCCATGCAAAGAATATAGCCAAAGGCAAGATGTCTGGGGCTTACTGGGCAGATAAGGTGAAGTGGTAATGGCATTCTCTACAGACTTAGATTTAAAGAACCTAGTGCCTGACATACTAGAGTTGGGCTTTGATACCTTTAGCGATGAACACGCTAAGGCGCAGAGCGATATTATCCGAGAACTACGAATAGGTTGGTGGGATAAGAAAGGGCTATCAGGCGAGCTAAACAGCGCGTACCTGACAGACTCACAGTTTACAAGATGTGCATCTTACTTGGTGTTGTGGAAGTACGCATTGCCTCAGTTAACTAACTGGGTTGATGGCGATAGATTCCAGAGCATGATTGCTTTCTACAAGTCGCGTTATGGCGAAGAGCTAGATAGTATTCTAAGAGATGGCATTGAATACGATGCTGATAACGATAGTGTCGTAACAGAAGACGAAAAGAAGTCTATCCATAGCGGTAGATTGAGCAGATAATGGCTTTACCAATAATCGCTAGGATTGGCGCATCTGTTCTTGGAAAAGATAAAAAAAAGAAACAGACTAAAGTCAATGTTAGTGTTGAGATTGGCAGTAACGCCAAGCAGGTCGAGAAAAGACTGCGAAAGGCGGGAAAGGATATCAATAAGGCGGTAAAGCGAGCTTTATCTATTACAGCCCAAGAAGGAATCAACATAATAGAGCGCAGAACAGCGCAGAGTGTTGGCTTTAAGGGCGGGAAGTTTACAAAGTATTCTCCCAAGTATGCAAGGTTTAGAAGATTCAAAGGTCGAACTAACAAGCCTAATCTTGAGTTTAGTGGCAAGATGCTTGGCGCGATGACCAGTAAGGCAGATAGAAAAAAGGCTACTATCTTTTTCACTAGAGCCGTAGAGGCTAAGAAAGCGGCAGGTAATAACAAGCTAAGACCATTCTTCGGCTTTAATAGAAAAGAAGAAAAGAAACTAGGCGATATATTTTTTAGGAATATCAAATGAGCATTAGAGAACAGATAGCGGTTGACTTGGTAGATACACTTGAGCAGATTGCAAAGCCTGTTAAGGTGAAGTATGTAACCAGAGAGCCATTTGATTTTGAGAAGCTATCGAATGCTCAGTTTCCTGCTATCTTGGTGCAGAGCGCAGACGAGGACAGAGAAGACAATACTGTCGGTGGCTCTATATCTCACAGGATGGCAACGATTAACTATCAGCTTGTATGCTATGTGAAAGGCAGTCAGATAGACACTGCTAGAAACAAGATCATTGAGGCTGTTGAGGAAAGTCTTGATACTGACAGAACTAGAGGCGGTGTTGCCCTAGATACACAGATTGTTAGTGTCGAGACAGATGAAGGTTCTATAGCACCGATTGGCGGTGTGATTTTAACTCTGCGTGTACTGTATAAGTATCAGCGCGGTACACTTTAACTTTATGAGGTTATAAACATGGCAAGTGCAACAGGTAATAGCGGCATAGTGAAACTCGTTACTGATGGCGGTTCATTAGCAACAGTGGCAGAAGTACGCTCTTTTAACATTGATGAAACAGCAGACACTATTGAATCAACATCTATGGGCGAAACTAGCAGAACATACTTAGCAGGTCAGAAGACAGCTACAGTTAGCTTAGAATGCTACTGGGATTCTACAGATTCAGCTCAGGATGACTTAGACGTTTCATCTAAGATTGATTTTGAAATCTATCCTAATGGCGTAGGTACTGGCAAAAAGTATGTTGGTGAGGGCTTTGTAACTGATAAGTCTATCAGCGTATCTTTTGACGGCATGGTTGAAGCATCTTTTTCTATCCAAGCTACAGGCGCAGTAACAGAAGCATCAGCATAATAACGGGGGTTATAAACTATGGGACTAGCAAAAGAGTTGCGTACGCGCAGAGAAGTTAAGGTAAGAGAAGTTGACGTGCCTGAGTGGGGTGACGATTCTGGAGCGTTCAAGTTGTATTGTAGACCGATTACTTGTTACGACATGAACCAACTACAGAAGAAGCACCCTAACTTTTTGAACAACACTACGATAGCCGCTATGGTTGATCTGATTATTATGAAAGCAGAAGATCAAAGTGGTGAGAGGCTGTTTACTGCGGCAGATGATAGGATGGAATTGATGGGCGAGCATACAGATGTTATATCTAATATCGCCAATCAGATGTTTGCTGACTTAGAGTCTGAGGAAGATTTAGTAAAAAACTAAGAACCGATCACCATAGATTGAATTTAATATCTTTGGCTGATCGGCTTTCCAAGACTATAGAAGAAGTAGAGCAAATAAGTCTTTCAGAGTATCGAGAGTGGATGGCATATTTTGAAATACTAAAGGATTCCGATGGCTAACCAAAAACTAAATATCACGATCAAGGCTTTTGACAATACCAAGAAAGCCTTTCGCACTGCTACCGCAGGACTTAAGAAAGTAGGTGGCGCAGTCGCTAGCACTAAGACAGCTATTGTTGGTCTAGTTGGTGCGGCAGGTTTTGGCGCGCTGATTTCAAATAGCCTTAGAGCAGGTGACAGTCTAGCTAAAACAGCATCTAAGATTGGCATCACGACAGAGGCACTATCTGGTCTGAGGTATGCGGCAGAACTCACAGGCGTTTCATCTGAAACAATGGATATGGCTTTACAGCGTTTTACCCGTAGAGCAAGTGAGGCGGCACTAGGCACAGGCGAGGCTGTTAATGCGCTAAAAGAATTAAACCTAGATGCTGAATCCTTAGTGAAGCTACCCTTAGATGAACAGATGGGGCTAGTCGCAGATGCTATGGCGGGTGTAGGTACTCAGTCAGATCGTGTTCGATTAGCAATGAAGCTGTTTGACTCTGAAGGTGTTGCTCTTGTAAACACCTTAGCAGGCGGTTCTGTCGCCCTTGAAACTATGGCAGAAGAAGCAGACGATCTAGGAATCAGTTTAAGCGGTGTTGATGCTAAGGCTATAGAAGATGCCAATGATGCGTTTACTAAGGCTAAGACAGCGATTATGGGTGTTGTACAAGCTATGACTGTCGAGTTTGCACCTGTCATTGAAGACCTATCGGATAGATTTGTTCAGTTTATCAAAAAGCAAAACGAATCTGGCAATGTAGGCGTAAAGGTAGCGCGGTTTTTAATCAGTTCATTTGATTCGGTTGTGAATGCTTTAAACAACTTTCAAACATCCATAGTTAGTGTAAAGCTAGAATTGACAAAGATGGAGTGGTTTGTAAAAAGCACACTGAATGAAACCTTCAAAGCAACTATTGGCATATACAATCAGATTGTTGGTTTATTCAATGGTACACAGCTTAGAAATCCATTTGCACAGGGCGTAGCAGATACGAGAAAAGAGATTGCCGAGCTACAAGGTCAATTGCAGGCGCTTAGAAATAATGCCAACATTAATATGGCTGATCAGTTCTTTCCATCTAGCGGTGGTCAATATGTACCCTATGCACAAAGATCAAGCTATGATGGCGGTGGTTTTACTGGTGGCGGTGCTAGAGCAGGTGGCATGGATGGCAAGGGTGGTTTTCCTGCTATGCTTCACCCTAATGAAACAGTTATTGATCACACCAAAGGTCAAAGTCAGGGTGTAGTAATTAATCAAACAATCAATGTGACTACTGGTGTACAATCAACAGTGAGAGCAGAGATCACTAATCTACTGCCACAAATTCAAGAAGCCTCTAAGCAAGCTGTTCTGAATGCTAAACGCAGAGGCGGTTCATTCGCTTCACAGTTAGTAGGTAGATAAAATGCCAGATACTTTTTTAAAAAATAATAAGCACTTGATTGAAAGTATGAGTGTGAGAATGGTACATTCAAATGCAGTTAGCCAATCTCCTTACACATTACAGCAACAAGTGCAAAGTTTTGGCGGCATGAGATGGGAAGTAGATGTATCATTAAAGCCTCTTAACAACGCAGATGCTTTAGCTGTTCAGGCTTTTTTCGTAAAATTAAAAGGGCGCAAAGAATCTTTTGAAGTGCCAATGGTTCATTCATACAATGAAAACCATAGCGTTTCAATTACTGGCGTTACAGTAAACGGAAATCAATCCACAGGTGACAGCACTTTTGCTGTTACTACATCAACTGCTATTCCTGCAGGAAGGATGTTTTCTATTGGTGGTCGTGTATATATGAACACCAACACATCTGGGACTGGCAATGTAACTTTAGACATAATTCCACCATTGCGAACTAATGTTTCAGATAACGCAACAGTTTTTTTTAACCCCGCAGGGACTTTTAGGTTAGACACAGACGAAGTTGCATGGGGTATAAGTAATGACCTTAAATATGGATTTAGCTTTACCTGCGTAGAGGCAATTGATGGCTAGAGATATTAATGCAAGCACATTAGCACAGTTTACAAGCAATGAGTTGCAGGTCTATTTTGCTGTTGAGCTAACGCTACCTAATGCAAGCAATCCTGCACAGGATATTGTTGACAGAATGTGGACAGGCTACAGCGACAAATCAATCACTGTAAATGGTTCAAGTCAGACTTTCACAGGCATGGGCGAACTGTTAGGGATAAGTGGTACAAGTGAAACTAGCGATCTAGCGGCTAACGGCTTGCAGATTCAGATACTTGCAGACAGCACAACAATACCTGCTTTGCGTGATTTAGATTATCAAGGTAAGCCTTTAACTGTTTACTTAGGTGCTTTAGACCCTAACAATGGAAACGCTTTAGAGCCTATTGTTTATTTTGAGGGGTTTAATGACAAGCTAACCTTTGTGCAAGATGGCGATTCTTTATTGGTAACAATATCAGCAGAGCATAAGTTCATCAGATTGTCGCAAGCAAGCAACCGAAGATATAGCGATGCAGATCAGAAACTTGATTCCCCGACAGATAAAAGTTTTCAGTATGTTAACGCAACATCCAAAGCATTTTATACATGGGGCGTGTAATGAGTATTTTTAAAACAAGCAATATATTCAATAGGAAGTTTAACGCTCTAGGTATTTCTGGCGCAGAAGCCAGTAAGGAAGCCTATGACTATATTATTGACTCTGTACAGGAAACCAACACAACCAGTGCCTTTGTTAAAAACACAGTTGAATCTGTAGAATTTGCACAGGAAAGCACAGTAAGTTCAACCGCCCCAAGACGAATAGTTTATGGAACTGCTGTAGTTGGCGGCAACATTGTCTGGCGTGTATCAGAAGAAACAGGAGAGACACAGTTTGCTATAGTTTGGGCTGAGGGTTGTAACGCTGTTAATACTATTTTGTTTGATGGCATTGATGTAGCTCCTAGCGGCTCATATCCTAATGGATACTTTGGCGGCAATTTTGAGGCTCAAAGTTTCACAGGCTTGACAGGCAGTCAGAATTTAACTAACTCTTTCTTGATATCAAAAAAACCATCTTACTGGGATGGATTACACTTTTTTTCTGGTTGTGCATATTCTTATATATTTCTTAGGTTCAACTCAACAGCATTTCCGCATGGCTTTCCATCTGTTACCGCTGAAATAGAAGGTCGCAGGATATATGACCCAAGAAAAGACTCAACATCAGGCTCTATATTATATGATTCAAGTCTGGGCGTTTCTTCACACAGATTAGCGACTTCTTCAACATGGCAATACGATGACAATGCCGCTTTGTGCCTTTTAGATTATATGCTTGATTCTAGGCTTGGGCTAGGTGAGTCTTTTGATTCTTTTGACCAACAATCATTAAGAAATGCGATTGATATTTGCGAACAAGGTGTCACATCTTCTAGTGGGGTTAGAAAAAGATACACTTGTAATGGTTCTATATTTGCTGATAAAAGCCACAGAGAAAACATAAAGCAAATACTTAGCACAATGAATGGCAAGTTAATTTATAGCAATGGTAAGTATTATATAAAGCCATACGCCTATGAAACGCCTCACAGCCAAATTGTAGATGAAAGCATGATTGTCGGTGCTATTAACTATTCTGCAAAGCAAGGCAGGGCTGATTCATATAATAGAGTTAAAGGCAAATTTAACAGCTCGCATGACGGCTATGTGGTAACAGATTATCCAGTGCAATATAGTGGTGTGGATGCTGATGGCTTAACCTATGATGATAAAGATGGCGAAACCTTATACCTAGATTACAACCTACCGCTCACCACTAACTCAGACGATGCACAGCGACTAGCGCGATTAATGATGCTAAGGTCGAGGATGCAAGCAACTGTCACATTCACCGCTAACATGAAAGCATTAGCGTATAAGGTTGGTGACACAATACAGTTCGGCAACGATATTTTAGGGTTTACTAGTGGGCTTGAAAAAGAATTTGAGATAACAGACTACGTAATTGCAAACGATACCGATACAGGCATAACTGTTCAGATAACTGCTAAAGAGGTAGTGCTTGCAATATATAACTGGCAAGCTAGTGATCTACTAGATTACACCGCTAATGATGTGGTCGAGGCTTGGGATGGTCGTGTTGCAAGTGTGACAAATTTAGTTGCTGATGTGGTTACAACACCAAGGGAAGGATACTTTGGAGAGTATTTGAAGGTAAATTTTCAATATATTACAACTAATCAGCTCAAGCATTTTAGAATTGATCTTTTTGATGCAATCAATAACCAAAAGTTAAAATCTATAATTACCGTTTCAACAACAAATACTTTTAGTGAAGAAACCATTGGTATAACCTCGCCATTCAGAGTTTCAGTGGTTGCTGTTTCAACTCAAGACTTAGAAAGCGAGCCATTAACCAGCATACTAATTCATATGTTCACAATAGGTAATAGACCAGCAAACACGTACTATTACCCAAGTAATAACTTAAACCAACCAACAGATGCCCAATTCTATGCTTATTTTGCTGAATATCCCGAAAGTGGAGATAAAGTTATAGTTTACACAATAAATAGCAGTGGTGAGGTAACAGATACAAAGCAATATGTATTTTATTCAGAATTAGACGCAAGATTTGTTGTTTGGGAAAATATTGGTGACAGATACTCTTATTTTGGTAATTATTACCCGACTTATCCGACCGATAAAAGAGAATTTTTTGTTGATGCTGTTGCTTTTGCTGGCATAGACATCACTTGGACTATTGCTGTTAGTGAATTTGTTTTTTATGCAAACGATGCGGTATCTACAGTTGTAAGTATGCCAAGCAATTTAACCACAAGGGTAACTAGGGGGGGTAAAGGTTTTGAGGTTACTGCAAGTGTGGGCGATGTTTTTCCTGCAGATTTCATTAAAGTTGCAGAAAGTTATCGGTACATTGTTACAGCAACGTGGTCGACTGGCAGTACATCATCAGATAATAACAAGACTGGTGTCACTCAACTAAGACGGCAACCATAGGGGGAAAATAGATGCCATTTTACGAAGATATAAAAACAATCTCAGGCAATCTAGTTGTAGATGGCACTCTTGAAAGCAAGCACATCAAAACTGATAGCCTCACAGCTAACAAGTTTACTGGTGCTACCCAAGAGCAATACTTCTACAAGATGGATGATAAGAACCTTGCCGCATTCAGCTATGTTAACTTGCTTGAATTTGATATGCCTGAAACGGAATTAAGTCTAGTAAAAGCTAGGACAATTAAAGCAGATTGGGATTTTTCTGTTTCGACAGGTACATCATCAGTAACAAGAGGATCTGTTTATTTATATGTACAGGTTAAAGTGCCAACAGACACGCCCCCTTGGAGATTTGTTGGCACTGCATACTGGGGTGGTCAGCCGCAAACTGGTTGGGAGACTGTTTACTTACAAGGTAATTACTTAAATTATTTTGGTGTTGGTCAGGTAGGTGGTCTAAATACTTTCAGAGAATATCAAAACCTTACATTAAAAAACTTTCATCCATTAACTAACCTTGTGACAAATGGGACTTTTACCGGCATAACTGGATGGACAGGTGTTGGCGGGACTTTTTCAAGTTTTATGGGAAGTGCGGCAGGTATAACTCAGGACAGTAATTCAGATAGAGCTTATTTTTATCAGGAAGTTTCAGTTGATGCAGGTCACACCTACCAACTACAGGCGCAGATATACGGCGTGAGTAGCGCAAATGGGCAGATAATTTTATCAACAAGCAGTGACATTGAAGATGCTTTTTTTGCGAGGTCAATGCCTTCAAGTGTTACAAGCGTGCAAGAATTTTTAGTTGATATAGATGTGGATACTGTCTATATAATTGCAGAAGCTAACACCTCAACTAGTGGTCAGTACAGTGTGTTTGATAATATTTCACTAAAGAAAACAGAAACTAGAACCTATTTAGATATATCAACATCAGGCGGTGCAGTCGTACCTGTAGGCTCAGGCGGCTACGCTACAATATATCACCATCCATTTGGTAACGCGGCATCAGGAACTTGGAAAACAGTCGCGACAAAAGTAGAGAGTTTTACTGTTCCGCCCTATTCTGGAAACTTTAGCATGAGCGCAGAGGCTAATTTAGGTATAGAAACAATCCCACATGAATGCAGAATACAGGGGCGACATTTTCTTTCAGGTGATACAATATCTACAACACAAGGCATAGTGAAAACAAAGTCAAGAATGACAGGACAGCAGAACATATGATAGTCGTAGGGTACGAAAGAAAGCTAACAGAGCATCCGTTTTCTGAATTTGTAGAGGTCAGTAGGCACGATGACGGTGGCGAATGGGAATCAGCCATGCGCGAACTCAGACTATCCAAAGTAGGTGCTGATGATGTATATTTGTTTTTCTATGGTATATCTACAAGCGATACAGAATTTAAAGTTAACTTAGTGATAGATGCAGATGAGCCTCTATTGCCTGACAGTCCAGAGGGATAACATGAGCGCGGCAAAATACGACTTAACAATAGATCAAGGCTCTGATTTTAGCCTTACGCTAAACGTCAAAGAAGATGGCGTTAATAAAAACCTAGATGGATGGAATGCCAGAGGCAGTATCAGAGAAACACTAGAGGGCGCAGAGGTTGATGCTTTTGATTTCACTGACTCTACCTTTGATGCCGCAGGAAACCTTGTAATGAAGCTGTCGCACAATGAGACTACGCTTATAAATGCGGGTAATTATTATTATGATGTTGAAATATTTAATACATCTACTGATAAAGCTACACGAATCATACAGGGCAAAATCACTGTAACAAGACAGGTGACTAGATAATGATTTTAACAGTAACAGTAATCGACTCAACTGGCATAACTATATCTGGCGACCAAACTGAAATTTCAGTAGTTAACCCCGCAACTAGTGTTACTTATAACCCTACCGCACCTTTCACAGCCACTAATGTACAAGATGCCTTGTTTGAATCTCACAAGATGATTGGCGAACAGTCTAACAACTATTCAGTAACCTTAGATTATGGCAATAAGTTTGAGATACAAGATTCACTTGGTTTTGCTAGGCTTGATGCAGTTGCAACTTCAAGTGGATGGTTTGCAAATTTTCAATCTTCTGACAAATTGTCCTTCATTACTGACGGCAATTTGAATGCCTTGCTTGATAACAGCGGCTCGACCTTTTATGACAAGCTATTAGTTGAGGGTTCTGATTCTATTGTTGATGGAATAATCCAAACCAACAACACAAGCGGAGATACTAGGCATCATTTCCAGATGAGAAGCTCTGGTTCACCTAAAGGTTTTTTAGGCACAGACAGCGATAGTGTGCTTCTTGGCATTGGCAGTATTTCTGTTGCCTTAACTAGTGCGGGCTTTTTTGGGGGCGATTTATCACCCGCAACACAATATGGCGGCACGAAAAATAATACTATAGATTTAGGTAAGACTAACTCTAGGTTCAGAGACTTATATCTAAGCGATAATCTTTATGCTGACGGTGTATCTTTTGAAGATGCTAATATCACGTTTACCACAGACCAGTTGGTTGTTAATAACGCAAGCAACAACAATTTAATTGCTACAACCAGTCAGGGCGTAAATTTAAAATACAATGGCGTTCAAAGGTTAGCAACAACAAATTCTGGCGTTAGTATTAGCGGTGGGTTAGATGCAACAACTGGCAATATAGCAAACTTAAATACAAGCGGTACATTATCAGCAGGAAATGTTGTAGTTTCTGGTAGTGTGGCTGTTGCCGGCACTGTAGATGGAAGAGACCTTTCAGTAGATGGCGATAAATTAGATAACATTGAAATCAATGCTACAGCAGATCAGACAGATGCAGAAATTAGAGCCGCAGTAGATGCCGCAACAGATTCAAATGTTTACACTGATGCAGAAAAAACAAAACTAACTGGCATTGAGACAGGCGCAACAGCAGATCAAACTGATGCAGAGATTCGTTCGGCTGTAGCCAGTGCCACAGACTCTAATGTATTTACTGACTCCGAAAAAACAAAACTTAGTGGAGCGGCTGAGCTAGATTCATCTCCTACCTTTACTGGAACTGTATCATCCACAGGTCTAGCAGTTGACACAGATACGCTTTATGTAGACGAAGCAAACGATCGGGTAGGTATAAACACATCATCACCAGATTACAATCTAGTTGTTGCCGATACTGGCACATCAACAGTACAGATCAAAGCAGGAAATGCTAATTATAGTCAGCTTAACTTTGGCGATACAGATGATAATGATATAGGTCAGATAGCCTACATTCACGACTCTAATGAGATGAGATTTACTTCAAATAACTCGCAAGCAATGGTTATCGACTCATCAGGCAGAGTGGGTATAGGTGCTGATATCCCTGACGAAACTTTACATCTTTATGGGGGTGCTTTAAAGATAGAATCTGGCGCACCTCGTATTTATTTAACAGACGTTAACCACAATTCAGACTATTCAATTCTCAATGACAATGGTTTATTCGGTATTTATGATGACACTAATACAGCTTATCGTTTACGTATTGCCGCAAACGGCAACGTAGGTATAGGTAGTGGTAGTCCTGAAGCTAAACTTGAAGTTGATGGTGCTAAAAATGACAACTTATTAATTTTAGAAGGCGCGTCAGACAACTTTGAATTTCATGTAACGTCAGGGGATGCGGCTGTTGCAAATTCAAGTTTATACAGATTAGCCTTAGAAAGAAATGGAGCAGACAATGGGTTTATTGATTTTTACCGAGGCTATAGCGGTATTGATGGTTATTTGACTTTTGGTTCTTCTAATACAGAGCGTATGCGTATTGCCGCAAACGGCAACGTAGGTATAGGAACTGATGACCCACAGAGAAAGCTACACGTTCAAGATGGGGATATTCGCATTGAATCTAGTTATCCTCGCTTGTACCTTACAGATACTAACAACAACTCTGACTATTCAATTATTAACAACAACGGTTCTTTCCGTATTTATGATGATACTAACGGTGCTTTTCGCATGGTTATCGACACATCAGGAAACGTAGGTATTGGCACTAATAGTCCTGTTTCAGCATTAGACGTACGTGGAGATATAAGTGTAGGTGGTAGTGGCGCAAGCGCGTCTCAGTTAGGCGTATTAAGGTCTTGGTCAGACTTCTCAGATGCAGACATTTATGCACTGATGCCGTCTGGTAGTACACAATCTGGAACAATTATTGAGGGCAGACCTAATGCACATGTTGTTATTGGGTTAAAAGATAACGACAACAACGACTCTTTCAATGTTATTGGCACAGGAGCTACATATAGCGATACAGGTAGTACAGCTGATAATGCCTATGACAGAAGCCTACTATGTGTACGAAGCACAGGCAGGGTAGGTATAGGTAATAATAGTCCTCAAAACACTTTGTCAGTAGGTGTTTTAGATAATTCTTCAATCGTCGATGAAGCTACAGTAGGTATTAAATGTGATGCTAACCATAAAGGTATTATGCTACAAGAAAACTCTGGTGCAGAGCAGTGGAGCATGGGTGTTGGCGAGGGAGGCAGTTTAAAGTTTTATGATAGCGATTCAGCAACTCCTGCTGTAACTTTTGCAGACATATCAGGAAGCGTAGGTATAGGTACTAGTTCGCCTACTTTTGATAGTGGCTACAACGGTCTACATATAAGTCAAACAGCCCCTTCGATACATCTCACGTCAACAAGCGCAGGAACTACGGCTAGTGATGGTTACGCTATTAATGTTAACTCATCAGGAATTGTTAGGCATATAAACAAAGAAAACCAACCGATTGAGTTCCATACTAACAACACACAACGTATGCGTATAGACTCATCAGGCAACCTATTGGTGGGAAAAACGGATACTAATAGCACTGTTATCGGTTGTCAGTTACTACCTGCGGGTGGTATATATTCTGTACGAGACGATAACTTATCGGCTGTGTTTGACCGTAAAACTTCAGACGGCGCTATTGTAGACTTACGCAAAGACGGCACAACTGTAGGTAGTATTGGCGCGGCTGTAGGTAATGCTTTTGTTGCAGGCACGCACAAAGGGTTTACTTTTGGCACAGTTAATATATATCCCTGTAATCAAAATGGAACTAAACAAGACGCTAATACTGATTTAGGACACGGTAGTTATCGCTTAAGAGACATCTACCTATCAGGCGGTGTCCACTTAGGCGGCACAGCTTCAGCCAACAAGTTAGATGATTATGAGGAAGGTACTTGGACACCTAATTTATATGGAAGTACGTCTGGTAGTCCCAGTCCATTATCATATGGTACGGCAACAACGCAATACACAAAAGTAGGCAGATTAATATATTTTAATGCTTACATAACTAATGTTGAAGCGGCTAATCACTCTATAGTAGGGGAGTTTCGCATAAGCGGAATGCCATTTGCGGCAAGTAGACACGCCCCAATAACTTTTTCATATACTGACTTATTCACTTTTGACGAAATTGACATTTCCGTTAGTGGTTACGTTAATAGTGGTAGTACCTTTATTTCAGTCAGAAAAGGTAGCGCAAAACAGGCTGTTTCTACTACAGAGCTAACAAACAATAACTTGAGCGACTTCATGATTAGTGGCTCATACACTACATCATCTTAATTATACCTAGTGGATTCTAGGTACAGACTAAAAGGAAACTAAAATGAGTTTAACAAAAGAAATCTTGGCAGACAAAATTGAAGTAGTAACTGGACAAGACGATGAAGGCAACAGTGTAACTTGTGTACAAGTGCGAACAACTACAAAAGTATTAGAAGATGGCGAGGTAATTTCTAGCAGTTATCACCGCCATGTGATTCAGCAAGGTGATGACTACAGTTCTGAACCTGCTAATGTACAAGCAGTTTGTTCTGCGGTATTATGATACCTTCAAACCAACAGGGGATATATTGTGATTACAATAGACGATAAAACTTACACAGAAGATGATCTGAATGAAGCGCAAAAGATTCAGGTTAACAGAGTAAATGAGTTGCAAAGCGATCTTGCACAACTAGAAATGCGTATGCAGGAGCTAAAGGTTTTAATTAATGCGTATGGCTCTAGCCTTAAAGAGAGTCTTACTGAGGAAGAATAATGGAAGACTGGCATCTAAGCAAGAATGTACCTATCACTTTATTTGTATTGTTGGCGTTTCATGCTATCAATGTGATGGGCGCATTCACTGAGGTTGAAGTTGGCGTTAATCAAAACGCTAAGGATATTGCTAAGGTGAGCAACAGCTTTGACAAGTTAGATGCTAGACAACGCGACTTAGAGGTAAGAGTGGCGCGCATTGATGAAAACGTCATGCAAATAAAAGCATGGATGGAAGAGAAAAGGTAGTGAGGTTTTTAGCTATCCTATGGCTATTCACATCAGTGGCTATGGCGAACGATCAACAGGGTAGCCTAAACACCTATCATGGTGAAAACTCTACCACCAATAGCAATAACGAAACCACAGATACATCAACTAGCAACACCTACAATGGCGCAGGTTCATCCAGTGAGATTCCAGTTGGCTCTGCAATAACCCCAACCTTTATGTCTAACGGCTCTGACACTTGCTTGAAAGGTACAGCAGGTTCATTGCAGACAGTGGCAGTAGGATTCTCTAGCGGTGGCTATGAACTAGACGTAGACTGCACTAGGCTGAAGTACAGTCGAATGCTATCTGCTCTGGGTTTAAAGGTGGCTTCTGTGTCGATGTTATGCCAGAGTGAAGAAGTTTATAAATCGATGTTGTTAGCGGGTTCACCATGCCCGTTCATATCTAATGGGAGATTAGTAGCGGGGAAGCGAGGGCTTATGCTGATAAAGCAGAACCCAGAACTATATATTCCTGATTACAAAAAGAATCGGAAATATTACAACGGCATTCTCCAGATAGGTAAGGTGAGCGAAGATGTGGAAGAAGATAGCATTTCTATTAGCGATAAGTACCGCAGTACAAAGCAATGAGTTAGATAACCTGATTAACAGTAGTTCTGCTATTGTCGATCAGATTGATACTGGCATTAAGCTAACAGGCGCGGCTATGGACTACGCGCACACTGGTGGCGGTTTATCTGATGGTACGCTTTCTAGTACAGCACACATATCAGCAGAGCAGGTAGAAGCCTATAATTCTGCCTTATCTAACATGGCTACCTATCAGCCTTATGGTAACGTGCGCGATGTGCTTAATGATATGGCTATTGATTCCCTGGATGAAATGGAGACTGCTATAACTACTTTTAGTGAGGTAGTTGTTGAAATGATTGCAGTACAGCAAGTAGCTGAAAAAGCAGAGACAGCCGCAACTCCTGGTGAAAAAGAAGAACTACAGACGTTCATAGTTGATAATCAAGATATGCTTACTATCGACCAAGAAGATGTAGACACATACAACACCAGTGTTGACCAGATAGAGACATCAGCTAACGAAGCATCTGCCTACTTAGCCGTAGCTAATAACGATGAAGCCGCAGACTTTCTACAGCAAAGCATACAAGACAAAAACACTACTGCTGATGACGTAAATATTTTCTATGATGCAGGAGAGCAGTGGGTAGCTATGGGCTACAACACAACCAGAAACTTAACTGCTGTTTACTTAAATGGTAGCGATGCCTTTGGTTTAGATTTGTACTACAGTGAAGCAGATATTCTTGCACTGGGTACAGAGTCAGAGTTCTATAAAACATCACCTGTAGGCATGGGCTATGATTGTTTCTTTGAGATGGAGTGC